CCTGTACTAGAACCTTTGCTTATTGAGAATGAGCAAGATATGATCGATCTTTTTGGAAAACCAAAATCAAACGATAGACAGTACGAGTATTGGTACACTGCATCAAACTATCTACAGTATGGTGGTGTATTAAGAGTCGTTAGAGCAGACGGTGCATCTTTAAATAACGCAAACGTAGGTGGAATGCCTACAACACATCCAACAGGTATTGGATCAACTTCAAGTCTTAAAATAAAATCTTTTGATGACTATCAGAATAATTACGAAGATGCTGTTACATACAGACTAGCTGCAAGAAACCCAGGCAGTTATGCAAACGGAATGAAAGTTGCATATATTGATGGTGCTGCAGACCAACAAATTCATGTTACTCCTCATGTGGTAGCAAATGTAAGTGTTGGTATGGCGGTTACACAACCTATCTCTGGAACAATCGTTGGCCCAGGCACAACATCAACAGCAGATGGATATGTCCAAGGTCTTGTTACTGGTATCGGTGCAAGCACAGTTGATGTTAAAGTTGTAAATCATGTTTCTGCTGCTGGAACAATCTTCCCAGTAAATTATACAGAAGATGGAATCTTCGCATTCACAACAGGAACAAAAACAAGTAATACACTACCTGGCCCTGGCGTTCTATTCTCAAGTAATAGTTCAACCATTGCAGATCCTGATGCTGGTATTTCAACTTGTGCAACAGTCTTCCAAGTTGATGACTGGTATGATAATCAGTACATTCAATTAAAGAATGGTGCTGTAAAATGGTCTGAGATTGCTGACAAACCAGGCACAAGTGGATACACAGCTGCAAGAAACGGTTCTAATGATGAACTTCACATTGTTGTTATTGATGACAGTGGAAAGATATCTGGAGCAACAGGTGCTATTCTTGAGAAGTTTACATTCCTATCAAAGGCAGATGATGCAAAGAACTCCTTTGGAGATGCAATCTACTATAAGAACTTCATTGCAGAAAACTCAGATAACATTTTTGTTGGAATCGCAACTGGAAATGGATCAATCGCATCTGGTATTTTAACTGCATTTACAGCAACACCAACATCTAACACTTGGAGTCAGGATGCACAAGACGTTGACTTCAACTTTGTTGGTAACACAATGTATGAATTACAGGGTGGTAAAGATTACTCTGGTGTAAGTACAGAGGGTGGTTATTCAACATCTCTTGGAAACATAATCGGTGGTTATGAAATCTTTGAGAATGAAGCAGAGTATTCAGTTAACTTCTTACTTCAAGGCCCTGGCATTACAGGTAGTCAAGCAGAATCACAAGCAAAGGCAAATAAATTGATTGCAGTTGCAGAGGCAAGAAAGGATTGTTTAGCAGTTATCTCACCAAACAGAGAGACAGTTGTTAACGTTAACAGTGCGAAGACACAAACAACTAATGTTGTTCAGTTCTACGATCCAATTACATCATCATCATTTGCGGTGTTTGATTCTGGTTACAAGTATCAGTTCGATAGATTTAATAACAAGTTCCAGTTTATGCCATTAAATGGTGATATCGCTGGATTGATGGCAAGAACATCTGAGGAACAGTTCCCTTGGTTCTCACCAGCTGGTTCACAGAGAGGAAACATTTTAAATGCAGTTAAACTTGCATATAATCCAAACAAAGTACAAAGAGACACTCTTTATACTAAGAGAATCAACCCAGTGATATTCTCACCTGGCGCTGGATTCGTACTCTTTGGAGACAAAACAGGATTAGCAATTGCTTCTGCCTTCGATAGAATTAACGTTCGTCGTCTATTCTTGAACTTAGAGGCAAGAATTGAAATTGCTGCAAGAACTCAACTCTTTGAATTTAACGATGATATTACGAGAGCAAACTTCCGTAATATTGTTGAACCATTCCTCCGTGGAGTTCAAGCAAAGAGAGGTTTATCAGACTTCTTAGTTATTTGTGATGAAACAAATAACACACCTGATGTCATTGATGCGAATGAGTTTAAGGCTGATATCTTTATCAAACCAGCTC